AGTTTGTTCAGCTTTTTTAATTTGTTCATATGAAGGTTTAAGCTTATTTAATAGTCTTTCTTCTTCTGTTAGGATTTTTCCAAACTGTCTTGTTTCGGCTATTTCTTCATCGGATAATTTTACTAATTCCTTATTTTTTACCATGTAATTTTCTAAGTCATCAGGTAATTCTTCTAGTTGTATTTCATCCAAGCTATTCTTAAACTCTTCTGGATAATGTGTAAAATATACTTCTTTATTTTGCCAATCTTCTAATACTGCCTCTATTTCTCCAGTTGCTTTTAAATATACAATTTTCATAATATCACTCCCCTAGCACGAGCAAGTTAAAACTTGACCTACGAAAAAATGCCCTAGTTTGAGTTCCACCTTCCCAAATATGAAAGAATGTATAACATGAAACATCTGCATATGGTGTACTACCTAGATTTAAAGTGTCAACATTGGCATAAGTTCCATACATCCAAGGAAAACCTTGTGCCCATATTGTTTCCCATTCTGGTATAGTTGCAGCCCATACATATTGTCTTGGTGCTATTAGTGTTTTAATATTGTTACTATTTCTAAAAGCAAACTCTGGAGGTAATTCTACTCTTACAGGTTCAGGAGGGTCTTCATAGTTAATACTTCCATAGTTTGGACCAAAGAATATATAAGCACTATTTAGATATTTACCTTCTCCATATCTCCACTTTCTAATAAAGCCATTTGAGTTTATTTCTGAATATTCATCTAGACGTCCATGATTTACTCTAATCTTATTATCTATTGTTACTATACCAGAATTTAAAGATAATACATTATTTATCCATTGTAACGCATCTTTGAATTTAAAACTACCATCATCTAGATTTATATATGTTGAACCATCTTGACTCTGCAATATTCCCGTCTTTACTAAATTAGCACTTAACAATCCTGTGGTAATAAAGTTAGCATTTATTGCTCCGTCCATTGTCATAGCCAACTCATAAGGACCCTTTATCCCTGTGCTAGAATATCCTAATCCTGATAAGTTCCATCTCCATATTTTCTGTGCTAAATCCGGGTCTGGATTATCCATTATTAATAATTCATTTTCCCTCTTTAACACATATCCACCCAATTGACCCGTTATAAGTTCTGTAGCATTTAACATAGCCTGTTCTAAGTCCGTGAGTTTATCCCCAACTTCAACATCTATTTTTCTCCTTATTTCTGCCAGTTTTCTATTAGTAGAACCTTTGTACCCTCGACTTATTTCAGGAAGCCCTCTACCTTCTAAAACACTTCTACCTCTGTATTTATAAATAGATTTTGTAACTATGGTTTGGTATTCTTTTCCATCTCTATCTATCTGGGTAATAATATCCCCTGCTTGAATAGCTGGATTACCTTGCCAATCGCTTGTATAAGGAGTGAATACAGTATCTTTTATATTATTGAATATATTAGGTAGTACAGTTTCGTAATCTCCTTGTAACAAAGGATTTTCGCTTAAATCTATAGCATATTCATCTGAACCAGCTAGATATGTTGTGCCATCTATTGTAGCCATAATTCCTTTTATCTGTACTAAGTCGTCACTAGGTTTAAAGTTAAATCTATTAGCAGGACCTAAGGTTATGTCTGTAGGCTCGTACCATCTTAATTCCAAAGCTCCATGCCTATTGCATTTTGCAAAGCAACCTGCCAATTCTGCAACATAACCTAACACATCCCTAAGAGTTAAATCGCCATCTGGTCTAACTTTCACAACATAATCTTTATTTGGGAAATTAGTAGTCCCTACAGGTACATCTGCTATATTGCAAATATTTGTATATATTTGATATAAAGTTGCAGGATAACTCAACTTGGACAAACTATAAGGTTTATCCAAATTTATCATATTGTCAACTGCTTTTATTTGTATTGTATTTCTTTGTCTATTTACATCATCTATATGGAATATACCAAGCGGTACATACTCCCATTTTTCTTCAAAGCCTGGCATCCTACTAGGCTGTGAAGGTTGCAAGAAATGGGCGTCTATACCTTCTTGTATCTGTAGTCCTATATTTACGAATACAGTTGCTCCCATGAATTGAATATCTTTATATTCTGATTTATTAAATATTGTAAAACTTATATCGCTTGCTACAGTTCCGCCTATAGTAAATTCCTCGCCTGCTTGACTTGCTTCTGTGTAGGTTAAACTCCCATAGACTAAATCTTTGTCATCAATTTCTAGAGTTCCTTGACTATGTTCTATTTGGATTTTACATTCAAATATTCTGTTATTTTCTTTTATTTTCTGTTTGTATAATTCACTTACTGGATACATATATCCACCCCTAATACTCAATTAGATTAAAGCTAATATTCCAACGAATTTTATCAAAGTTATCATCATACATAATCATTTCTACATTTCTATCTCCTGCATACATTTTTTTAGTAGCCATACCTGTAGGAGTTGGAAACGTTACGTTGAGTTCTGCTGGCTCTATTGCACTTTCGATTAAGTGTAATTCTGAACTATTTATCGCTTTCCACTCTAATTCAATCTTATATATACCTTGCCTTATTCTGTCTCTTTGAAGTATCCCTAACTCATTTCTTCCTGTGTCAGAACTATCTAAATCACTTCTTGGTATCTTAAAAACAGATGGTGAAGGTAAATCCACACCATCTATAGTTATCATGGCCATATACCTTCACCTCCTACACTTGTATTACTGTTGCTCCAGCAATTCTATTTTGCCTATTTATGTTACTAATAACTTTTTCCGTTATTGTATCTTCGCCTATTTTAACTGTTAAATGTATATCTCCACTACCTCCACTTTCATTTACTGCGGTTGTTATCATGCTTAATAAATCATCTAAAGGACTTACTACTTCTCTACCACCGGGGTTATCTCCTACAACCGCAAGCATAGGCCCGTTAGTAATTCCGCCCTTAGCTAGGGCTGGTATGCTAGCTAGTCCTGCTAAACCTCCCGTAACATATGGTATTGCTGCGGGTGCAGCTAAGGCTAATCCAACTCCACCTATAACGATACCTGCTGCTATTGTAGTTTTTATAACCATGCTTTTATTCTCTCTAAACCAACCGCTTACTCTTTCACCTAAACTGCTCATTAAATTTTTAAAATTGTTCCATACTGTAGAAAACCCACTAACCATATTGTTTACAAATCCTCTTGCAGTTTCAGCAGCTGCTCTTAAAAATCCACTTCCAAAAGCTCTTAGATTCTGTCCTACACTATTAGCAAATGTAGCAAAGTTACTTGCAGTAGTTTTAAATCCTTCATTTAAATTGCTAACAAACCCCTTAGCAGTTTCAGCTGCTACTGTTGCCACGTTCCTACCAAAAGTTTGAAGGTTATTTTGAACTGTTTCTATAGTTCTGTTTACATTAGAACCCATAGTAATTAATCCAGAGTTTATATTTGTAACCAATGTTGTAGCTATTCCATTTGCTATAGTGCTTACATTATTTTTATGAGTTTGGAAATTAGACTCAACTGTCCCCCATGCTTTTTTAAGCCCTTCCATTATTCTGCCTGTTACAGTTTCAGTGTCTTTTCTTATACCTTCCCATGTTTTGGAAAGCTCATTTTGTAAATTTATTACTTCTTTACTTACATTAGTTTTTATTGTATTGAAGATATTAGATGTTTCTGTTTTCATTGTTTCTAATGATTTTGAGTATTTTCTATAATCTACTGCTGGGACTGGTGGCGGTACTAAATTCCATACAGGTTCATATACTGGGCTTGGTATTGGTGGAAATATAGGAGCTGGTACTGCTGGAGGCTCTAATCCCCAATCGACATCATACACAGGTGCTGGTATTGGTGGAAATACTGGTTCTGGAATTTTCGGTATCTCTAAACCCCAATCCGGATTATAAATTGGACTTGGAATACTAGCAAATATAGGAGCTGGTACTACTATTGGTGTCATTAGAGTTTGCTTTATCTTATTCCACCAATCTCCTATCCAAATGAAGAATCCTTCCCATTTTCTCTTAGATTCTTCTAAGCTATTATCAACCTGTTCTGTAGATAGGGTAGTGTCCAATTTCCCTTGATTTATGTTGTTTAAACCATCAAATATACCACTGCCTGCCCCACCACCAGAAGCTAAATTCTGTTGGAGAATATTTAACTCGTCGAATGGTGCTAATGCTTTCTTAGCTGCTTTTGCTGCCTTACCAATTCCATCCGCCAAATCTAACTCAGATTCTGCAGCTTCACTTGCAGAATCACTTATATCTACATTCGTTTCTACTGCTACTTCTTTACCAGTAATCATTGAATATATTTTACCTATAGCTTTTACTATCTTAATTAATATTTCTAATGCTTTATTTAGGAATTTAACTACAGGTAATAATATTTCAATTAACCCCTTACCAATCAACGACATAAACTCTTTCCATTGTTCTTTTAATAACTTAACCTGATTAGCCCATGTTCCTGCATTTCTTGCAAAGTCTCCTTGTGCATCTGATGTTACACTTAGAAGGTAGTTATATCTTAACATTGTTTGCTCTGCTTGTGTCATTTCTTTCCAAGCTTTATTAATACCTTGACTTAAAGCAAAAGCTTCCATGTTAGCAACTGACATATTAATTCCAAGTTGTTTTAAAGGTTCTGTCTCTCCAGCTATACCTGCACGTATCTTTTGGAAAGTAGTTTCTGGATCTAAATTATAAAAGCTAGCCATATCCGCAGCTAGCTTAGTTAATTCTATGGACATATCCTTAACAGCTTCACCAGTTATACCTGATGATTTAAGCATTGCTCCCATTGTTGATGCAAATTGTTTAGCCGATAGTTCTGATAAACCAAATTGTTTAGTAGCAGTACTTGCAAATTCATTTATTTCACTTGCCATAGACCCAAAGGTTACATCTACAACGTTTTGAACTTCGGTGAGGTCAGATGCTACTTCAATTGCTTCTTTCCCAAAATCAACAAGCTTTTTGGTTGCAGCGGCAATCAGTCCTACTTTTGTCAATTTCCCGAGGTTAATACCCAGTCCTTCTGATATTCCCTTAAAGGTGCTATTTATGCGGCTCTCAAAACCCTTTAAACTCTTTTCAGTTTTGG